CCCCCGGTCATAAGCCGGGGGCATCTTTTTCTAGGAGATTCAAATGGCTGCTGCTACCGCAATTACTTCCCGTCGTGGGAATGACCAGTTCCGGGGTCTGTTTACAGACACTTGGGCTGTTGCCTGCACTTTGGACTCGGCCTCTGTGGCTGACCAAGCTGCTGCCACCGATACTGTGACAGTCCCAGGCGTTGCCTTGGGTGACATGGTGATTGGTATGTCCGCCAGCGTGAACGAAGCAGGCGTTGTTCGCCGCGCCTACGTTTCTGCTGCCAACACAGTCACAATCGCTACCACCAATACTACTGGTGCTGCGGTTGACTTGGGGTCTGCGACCATTGATTTGGTCATTGGCCGCATGGTCTAAACGACAGGGGGCTTCGGCCCCCTTTCTGTAGAAAGAGAAAAATGGCTACATTTCGTTGTTTGGTAAGTGGTAATACGGTCACGTTCACTTTGCAACACGACATTGACTCGATGCGCGGCCACGGCGGTTATGTCCTGGTCGATGAGCAAGGCGAAGAAGTGCCAGTCCAAGAGGCCAGCAAAGAATTACCGATGACGCCCGCTGTGCCTGTAAAGCGCATGGGCCGACCCCGCAAAGCAGTAACTATCTAAGGAAATCATCATGTACGGCAAAGCACCAAAAATGTCTGACTCCAAGAAAAAAGCCATGCCCGTGACGGTCATGATTGCTGTTGGCAAGCCAAAGCCCATGCCCAAGCGCGGTCAACGCACTGCAACTAACAAGATGACAAAGAAGGCCAAATAATGTCTACCTTCCAACTTGACCCAAACCAAGTGGCCCTCGGCGTCCCCAGCTTGGGCACCACTCAAATTTTCACTGTCACCAACTCCAGCGTTCAATCAACGGCGTTCGGTGCAAACACCACCATGGTTCGCCTGTCTTGTTCGTCTGGGCATTGCCATTTTGCAATTGGCGCAAACCCAACTGCAAGCATTACAACTTCGCCCATGATGCCCAACAACTTTTCTGAGATTATCAGAGTAAGCCCAGGCCAAAAGATTGCGGTTATCAAAGACGCCGGGGTTGCTGCATCTACATTTTCCGTGACGGAGTTGGTATGAAAACCAAAGCCGAAAAGAAGATCAGCAAGGTCATGCGCGAGTTCAAGGCTGGTGAATTGAACTCGGGCAAGGGTGGCCCTATCGTCAAATCTAAGAAGCAGGCAGTGGCTATTGCCCTGTCGCAAGCTGGTAAGGCGAAGAAGAAATGAAGCCTGGCCTCTATGCCAACATCAACGCCAAACAAGCCCGCATCAAAGCAGGGTCTGGCGAGAAGATGAACAAAGTCGGCTCTAAAGCCGCGCCCACCGCTGCCGACTTCAAAAAGGCGGCAAAGACAGCTAAGAAGCCCAAGAAATGAAAACGCCCGCATGGCAGCGCAAAGAAGGACAATCCAAGGCTGGAGGCTTGAACGCCAAGGGCCGGGCGTCTTATAATGCGTCAACCGGCGGCGATCTAAAAGCCCCAGTGAAGTCGGGAGACAACCCTCGCAGGGCATCCTTTTTAGCACGCATGGGCAATATGCCTGGGCCTGAGATGAAAGATGGTAAGCCCACCCGGCTGCTCTTGTCTTTGAAGGCTTGGGGCGCATCGTCCAAAGATGACGCCAAGGCCAAAGCCAAGGCGATCTCAGCGAGGAACAAGAAATGACTTTCCTTCAACTCATTAATGATGTGCTGGTTCGGTTGCGCGAGACTGAAGTCGGAAGCAGCACCGAAACAGATTACTCAAAGCTGATCGGCAGATTCGTCAATGACGCCAAGCGTCAGATTGAGGACGCCTACGGCTGGAACGTGCTTGGCCAAACGGTCACGATCACCACTACGCCAGGCACTTACATCTATTCGATGACTGGCGCTGGTCAGAAGTTCCAAGTGATGGATGCGCTTAACACCACGGCGAACGTGGGGATGCAAAACATCAGCTTCGTGCAGATGAACCGCTTTCAGAACTTGGTGCCTGCTATCAGCGGAATCCCTGAATACTATGCGTTTGATGGCGTGGACGGCAACGGCGACACCAAGGTTCTGCTGTACGCACGCCCAGACAACGTTTACACGCTCCCATTCTCTCTGACTGTGCCCCAGGCCACACTTGCCACAGATAACACGCTGGTGCTTGTTCCTGATGTGTTGGTGGTGCAAAACGCTTATGCCCGCGCATTGGTTGAGCGTGGCGAAGACGGCGGGCTTAACTCGTCTGAGGCATATCAACTTTACCGATCCATGCTGGCCGATTACATTGCGCTGGAAAGCACCCGCTACCCAGAGAACCAAGAATTTGTCGCAATATGAGTCAAGTCCTCCAAACAGCCAGCATTTCAGCGCCAGGGTTCTATGGCCTGAACACCCAAGACTCTCCGCTGGACTTGTCGCAGGGCTTTGCTTTGGTGGCCACGAACTGCATTATTGACAAGTACGGCCGTATCGGCGCACGCAAGGGATGGTCGCGGGTGAACTCGTCATCCGGCAACTTGGGCGCAAACAATGTCGGTGTCATTCACGAACTGGTGCAGGCAGACGGCACAACGACGGTGCTGTTTGCTGGTAACAACAAGTTGTTCAAGCTGGACGGCTCCAACGCCGTGTCTGAGTTGACCTATGGGGGCGGGGGCACTGCGCCAACGATCACCGCCAACAATTGGTCTTGTGCGTCGCTGAACGGCATCACTTATTTCTTCCAAACGGGCCACGCCCCGCTTATTTTTGACCCGATTGTCAGCACAACCACCTTCCGGCGCGTTAGTGAAAAAACGGGTTATGCCGGAACAGTGCCGGAAGGCAACATTGTCATTTCGGCTTATGGTCGCCTGTGGGTAGCTGACACAGCATCGGACAACGTCACGATTTCGTTTTCTGACATCTTGGCTGGCCATGTATGGACTGGCGGCACATCGGGCACTTTGAACATTGACCGGGTCTGGCCAAACGGCGCAGACAATATCACCGGCCTGGCGGGGCACAACAATTTCTTGGTCATCTTTGGCCAGCGCCAAATTTTGGTGTACTCGGGAGCAACAGCCCCGGCGACCATGACGCTGTACGACACAGTGGGTGGCATTGGCTGTATTGCCCGCGACTCGATTCAGAACACTGGCAAGGATGTGTTGTTTTTGTCCAACTCCGGCGTTCGGTCATTTGCCCGCACGATTGTGGAGAAGTCTGCGCCTCTTGGCGATCTGTCCAAAAACGTGCGCAGTGACTTCATGTCGATTGTTGCCAATGAAACCAAGGCCAACATCAAGTCGGTTTATTCTGAGTCTGAGGCTTTCTATCTCATTACGCTACCCAGCGTCAAGGAGGTGTATTGCTTTGACACCCGAGTTCAGTTGGAAGATGGTTCTTTCCGAGTTACAACTTGGAACTTGATTGAACCAACAGCATTGCTGTCAAGGCGAAACGGAGATGTGCTTATTGGCAAGAACGGGTACATTGGAAAATATGGCACATACCAAGATCACGCAACTGCCTATCGATTGCAGTATTTCACCAATCATGCTGATCTTGGTAACGCCAATGTCACCTCACTTCTGAAGCGGCTAAAGATTGTTGTGATCGGAGGCACCAACCAGGCTGTCACCATGAAGTGGGGTTTTGACTTCACTACAGGTTACAACTCGGCCAACGCTTTTATCCCAACTCAAGGCATTTCTGAATACGGCATTGGCGAATACGGAATCGCCCAATATTCTGATGGTGTAGCCCTGCGAACTTTGTCCGTACAAGCTACAGGTAGCGGTAAAATCGTGCAAACTGGCTATGAGGCCAACATCAATGGATCGGCGCTGTCGATTCAGCGCATTGAAATCCAATCGAAGGACGGGAAAATGTCATGAGTAACTACACGCCCAGCACTAACTTTGCGACCAAAGACGCGCTGCCGTCTGGCGATCCTTTGAAGATCGTCAAAGGCACAGAGATCAACACCGAGTTTGTCAACATCCAAACCGCGATTGCGACCAAATTGGATATTTCGTCTTTGTATCCAGTCGGCTCGATTTACATTAACGCCACAGACAGCACAAACCCTGGTTCGCTGTTTGGCTTTGGTACTTGGTCTGCATTTGGCGCTGGCCGAGTTCCTGTTGGCTTTGATTCTAGCAACGCGATGTTTGACACCGCCAGCGAAACTGGTGGTAGTTATGACGCCGTATTGGTTTCGCACAGCCACACCTTTAGCGGAACAAGCAGCGGTCAAAGCACAACGCACAACCACGAAATTTCAATTGCTGATAATGGCCACTCACACGTTATGCGTGGCACGAATAGCGGAGGTGGTGGTGGGGATCCTATTGCGGGAACAAACCAAAACGTATCAATTAACAGCACACGCCCTGCGTTTACAGGGATTACCGCATCCGCTGGCAACGCTTCTCAAGATCACAACCACACTTACAGTGGAACCACCTCAACACAAGGTAGCAGCGCAACAAACGCCAACGTCCAGCCGTACATCACGGTGTACATGTGGAGACGCACTGCATGATTGCACAGGCCGCCAAAGAGAGCGCGTTTGAGTGTTCTAAGTGCGGCGCATGTTGCAGGAAAATAAATTGCAGCTACATAACGGATGACAATTTGTGCAGTATTTATGAAACGAGGCCGCTGATGTGTAATATTGAAAAAGGTCATCAAGTGTTTTTTCCACACATGACCAAAGAACATTACTACAGCGAAAACAAACGAATGTGCATAGTTTTGCAGCAGGAGAAATGACATGGCAATCCCACTTATTGCAGCAGGCGCGAGTTTACTTGGCGGGTATCTTCAGGGTCAATCCGCTGAAAAAGCCGCCAGAACCCAAGCTGCTGCCCAGACAGAGTCGGCGCGAATTGCGGCTGAAGAAGCGCGGTTTCGCCCAATAGGCGTCACCACACGCTTTGGTCAGTCCAACTTCCAGTACGGCCCAGATGGCCGTGTGACTGGTGCTGGCTACACGCTCGACCCAGGCATGAAAGCCTACCAAGACCGCCTCTTGGGTTTGGCGGGTCAGGGTTTGACACAAGCCGAGCAAGCGCAGCAGCAGTTCGCGCCATTGCAAGGCGCTGCGCAGGGA